TGTGAGCACTTGGGCATTTGTCAGCGCGCGGATATGCCCCGCCTTGAACGCCGCGATGATGCGGGCGCGTTCCATGGGCGGCGTGTCGCCGGTGACGGTCTCTGCGCTGATGCCCATGGCGCGGATGGCATCGCGGACGTTCGCCGCGTGCTTGATGCCGGTGCAGAACACGAGCCAGGAGCGACGATCGTGGCCATAGCGCAGCATTTCCGCCGCCGCGGCCCGCGTCACGTCGGCATCGTCTGCCGCCGCCTCAAGAGCGCCTGCGACGAATTCCCCGCCGCGCTTGGCGACGCCGGACACGTCGATTTCGGTTGCGGATGCTTTGGAGATCAGGGGCGAAAGCCAGCCGTCCCGGATGCCCGCGCCGATGCCGTAGGAATAGACCGTCTGATCGAACAAGCCGCCCTTGTCGAGGCGCCCACTGTCCATGCGAAAGGGCGTGGCAGTGAAGCCGACAATGCGAAGATCAGGCCGTTCCTGGCGCAAGTCTTCAAGCAACCGCCGATACATGCCATCGCCCTCGGCGGGGACGAGATGCGTTTCATCGATGAGCACCACATCACGCGGCCCAAGCGCCCGCGCCTTTTTGTAGACGGACTGGATTGAGGCGAATGTGATGCGATGGTGCGCGTCGCGTTTGCCAAGCCCGGCTGAATAGATGCCGGCTGGCGCGTCCGGCCAAAGCCGGATCAGGGCGCGATAGTTTTGTTCGACAAGCTCCCGGACATGCACAAGCATGAGCGCGCGCATGGAGGGGTATCCCTCCATGAGGTCGCGCGTCAGCTTGGCGATGACGACGGATTTGCCAAGGCCGGTGGCAAGGTCCACAAGGGGCGATCCGCCGCCATTGGACCAGAAGTCAAAGACGGCATCGACCGCCTCTTGCTGATAGGGGCGAAGGGCGATCATGCTGCCGCTCCATCACGCCAGATCGATCCATCGCGCATCCGGTATTCGACCCATTCCTCTTCCTCGCTCGCGTCGATCTGCTTGCCGGGAATGAGACCGGGAAGGTGGAGGTGGTTCGGGCATCCGGCGCGCTGTTGATCGGCATCGATGTGGCGATGATGCCGGGCGCACCACCAATCGCCATCGCCGCCCATGATGGGTTCTGAGTGAAGGCAGGTCCGGCAATTCGTGCGGGGCATTTCGCCGTCATGGCAGACGCCGCGCATGGAGCAGTACCGGCATTCCCATGCGACCTTTGCCTCGATGTCATCATGCAGCCGTGGAGGCGGAGAATTGGCTGTGATGATGCGCTCAGCCTTGGCAATCAGGGCAATCGCCATGGCAGCGTCATAGTGGACGCGCTCGACATAGATCTGTTCGTCGTCCTTGCAGACGGCGAGGTAGAGCGCGCGGTTGATGTCGCGCAGGTGCATGTAGACCTGCATCTGCGCCATGTGCATTGGCTTCGCCGCCGCGACACCCATGGCGGTGAGCTCCTTGAAAGACTTGGCACTATGGGTTTTGCATTCGAGGACGTGGAGGGCTTTCGGCGCCTCCGGGACGCGCTCGGCAATGCCGTCCAGGTGGCCGCGAAAATGGCCGCCTACCGCAGTGACGCCGATCTGTTTCTCGCCGTCTCGATCGTAGACGAGGATGCCGGCGCGGCGCAGGTCTTCGACCAGTCGCGCCTCTTGGACGTGGCCGGTCGCAAATAGGCGCAACATGCGGCCGCTGAATTTTTCCGGCGGCGTGGCCCATCGGAAGGCGTACCAAAGCTTGCGCTCGCATTTATCGCCGATGACGGACGCACCCAGATAGGTACGTTCGCCTTCGTCGTGCGCGGCCTCGATCGCGGCATAGATCGCGTCGGCAGTTTGCTGTGTGGTCGGGGGAAGGGCAACCATTATGCCGCCTCCTTCGCCAGAGCCTTGACAGTGATGCGCGTCGAGACGGTTTCGTTTTCGTATTCATCAAGCGCATCGCCCAAAAGCTCGCGCAGACGCTTCACATCAAGGCGCTTGCTTGCAGATGTTGAAGCCGTGACGATGAAATCTGATCCGCGCATTGATGACAGTTGGCGGCGCTTGAATTCTTCCTTGAGAAGATCAAGCCGCGCTTCGCGAGCCTTAATGTCGGAATGCGCCGTGCCGATTTCGTCGGCCAACATGGCGTCTGAGATATTGTGAAAATTGGACATGACTTGTCGGCCCGTCTCTGCAACGGTTGCCGCCTCTCTGGGTTGACGTTTGTCGATCTGGTCGAGGGAGGGAGGCGCGGACAGCTTGCCGGCGTGGCGCGCCTCCCGGCTTCATTACGCGACCTTTTTACGGTCCCACGGGCGCGAGGGCGGGGAGTTCGTGGCGGCTGGCGTGGCCGTCGAGGCGGGCTGGCGAGCGGGCGGAGCCGCGGCGCGAGCGTTGCCAAGCGGCGCTACCTTCGTCACCTTGTTCTTGTCGCCATAGGCCGCGTCTTTCGACTTCTCGATGCCGACGGTGATCGCCACGGGCTTCCACATCAGTTCGTCGGTATCGCTGATCGGGCCGAGGCCGAGTGCATCGGTGATCTGTTTCAGGAAACGCTGCCCGATGTCCTGAGCCGTCTGGTTTTCGTGGAGATAGTTGACCCGCGACCAGACGCGCCGCTTTTCGTGCGGACCATCAAGAATTTCCCACGTCAGATTGACGATCTGGCCGCGCCCGCTCTTGGCAACGACCACATCGCTTTCGATGATCTGGGCATGGTAGAGGCCGGACGGCAGGAGGTCTGTCGGCTCGCCGTCCGGCACGTCGTTCGGGTTGAAAGTCTGTCCAAGCTGCGCCATGTGCGCGTTCCTTTCGATTGTTTCGGGGATTTGCCGATCAAGCGGCCTTCTTCGCAGGCGCGGTTTCAGGCCGTGCCGGGAAGTACTGGGCAAGCGTCGCGTATCCTTCGCCACGCTTGAAATTGATCTTGTCGGGAATGCCGAAACGGTTCTTGGCGACGAAAGCCGGCCGGGGGGCGCAATAGATCACGCGATTGCCGCCACCGGCGCCGCGCACCCGGCTTGTCTTGTCCTTCGGATCGTCCGAGACAATCGAGACGTCCTGATTGCAAAAGAAGATGGCGTCCATCTCGTCCTGAAACATCGCGATGGCGCGCTTTTGCAAGCGAATGTCATAGCGCTGATATTCGACGTTTACCGGGTCCGGCGCGGTCACGACGGACGAGTGAGCGATGAAGACAATGTTCATCTGGCGATCGAGCCGAAGCGCATTCGTCGCCTCAATCAGGTCGCGCCATTCCACATCAGCGGCCAGATAGCCCTTGCCATAGCCAGGCTGCTCGATGTCGGTCCAGCGCTGCCGCTCGCACGTCTTCGCCCATACCCAAGGTTCGAGCTTGTCGAGGCTGTCGATGACAACGGTCTGGCGATCGTGATCGTCTGAATAGAGCGCGCCAAGCGCATCCATGACGCCCTCATAGCTGCCCAATTGGTCGCGCTCCCAATGGGGAGGAACGTCAGCAAGATCGTTTGGAAAGCCGTTCTCGATCTGCAAAAAGACGGGGTTCGGGAATTCAGCCGCGAGCGTCGTCTTGCCCAAGCCGGGCGGCCCATAGATCAGAATGCGCGGCGCTCGATAGGCTTTCGTCGTGGTGAGGGACGCGAGAGATATCGCCATAGGTGTCGTCTCCGATGATTGGCGCTGTGATCGTCCATCCGCCTGGCGCGCCGTTTTCGGTGGCAGGATGAAACTCTAGAGTGACGTGCTGGATCGGCATGACTGCGACGTGGCAAAGGCCATTGCCGCCGCGCGTCCATCCCCATGATACGCCCTCGCAAAGGCTGTCGTCGTCAATGACGTTGTGCGTCACGAGCAGGTCGAGGATCGCCTTTTCGCGGTTGTCGATGTCGCCGCGATAGCGATTGCGCTCCACATTCGCGACGATGATTGTCGGTCCTGCCACGCGGTGCGGACGCTGCGATTGGAGCACCCATCCCGCATGACCCTTCCAATCTTTGTAAGCCTGCGTCGGCGCCCGTCCGCCCGGTCGGTTCTTGAACATGTCGTTGACTGACGGCGGCATGGGAAGCGAGAGAAAGACGGGAGAGGCGTGAGCGGGCCGCGCCTCTCCCTTGCGCGCACCACGTTGCCGGCGTGGATCTGTCATCGCCCGCTTGCCTCGGCCGCCATGGCGGCCGGGCTTCCGGCCAGCGACATGGAATGGGCCATGCTGGGGCGAATGTTGGTGACGTAGCTGTCCGGTTCGATCCGGTATGAGGGCCATCCGGACGGATGATGAAGGTCAAGGTCGCGCCAATGGGCGAGGCACTGACGCATTTTGACCTCTTTGCTTTCAAAGATTGAAAGCGGCTCATTGGAGACAATATAGCGCCCGCGCTCTCTTTCCTTCTGGGCGCGCCTTACCTGTTCCTTCCGGTCAAGTTCGGCGTCCGCTTCGGCGTCAGAGAGCGGCGGCAAATGGCCAAGGCGGCGCAGATTGGCGATGATGGTCCGCACCTGCATTTCCTTGACGCCCCATCGCGAAGCGATCTGGGCTGGCGAAAGGCCGTCTTTGCTGTCTGCGAGAATTGACCGCGATCGGTCGGTCAGGGCGCCGCGCTTTGTCATTTGATGCCTTTCAGGATGGTTTTTGCATTTTCCACCGCAGCCTTAGCCGCGAATACTTCAGGCGCATCCACGCGGTTAGAAGAAGCCAAAGCAACCGCAAGATCGGCCTCCAATCTTTCAATGTCCGCATTGATGCACTTCGCCACCAAGTCGCGCAGATCGTCCATTTCGCTGGCGTAGATGTTGCGGGCTTCGCGGTGCCAGATGGCAGCGACGCGCCGAGCCGAAACCCTGATGCGACGGGCGATGGACGGAAAGACCGCCTTGAGCGGCGTTGATCGCGGATAAGTGTTGACGAGAACCGCGACAAGCTCGCGAGCCTCTTCGGCTTTTACAGCGGCGGCGGTCATGTTGCACAACTCCGTGGGGTTACTTTCCGACATCTTGGGTGCCTCCGGGCGTTTGCTGTTGAGGCTCACGCACGACGGAGGCACGGCACTTGGAACGGCTAAGCGAAGTCTTGCGGCGCGTCCTGGCAGACGCGGAGGGAAAGGGACGGGGACCGGAAGGCCCCCGCCAAGTCGAAGCTTGGGGTCACGAGGCAGCCGGAAGACTGCCCCACAACTGTCCGGACCATCCGGACGACGGACGCCCATGCGGGCGAATAGAAGGTGGCGGGAGCGTTGCCGCGCTCAACCGCCAAGTGACCGGCCCAAGGGAGGAGGAGGACCGGGGAAACCATGTCAAAGCGCCTCAATCAGCAGCAGAATGAGCGCCGCGACGATTGCCCAGATGCTGGCGATGACGAGCACGAGGCCAATCCAACGGATCGGGTATGGCTCGCTCTTGCACGTGCCGTCGCAGGCATCGCCCATGTAGCAATGCGAACATGCGTCACGGATGGGGGCGTCAATCATGCCAGCCCCAAGATTTCTTTAAGCTCCGCAATGTCTATTTCGCACTCTTTGAACTGCTCATCGGCGCGGCGCTCGATGTCTCGTTCTCGTTGCACGCGGATCTTTGTGGCAAGCGAGAAGGATCGGTTTGCCACCAGATCAGCGTCTAGCGTGTAGGTGCCGCGACCATGACGGCGGCGCACCTTGGCGATCATCTTGTCGCGACCGAAGGCCAGCAACTTAGCGTAATGAGCCATCACATCGGGCAGCTTTTCAGCCGCCCATTCCGCTTCGTTAGGTGCCGGCGACATGGCGAATGCGCCATCCCTAGAGCCAAGCACGCTAACCCCGGCCATCCGCATGGCTTGCGTGGCGGCGGTGTCTTTTACGGCCTGTTCAATGGCCTTCGGACCAGCGAACGGCGCTAGTCCCACCATTTGGAGAAAGGATCGACGCTTCATGCCAGCACCGCCAATCCAGAAGCGACAATGCCGCCGACGAGCGAGAGGATCAGCCAGCGGTCCGGCAGCGCGCGCCACTGGTCGATGATGTAGGCGATCAGGGCGGCGCTCATTGGCTGGCCTCGCGTGTGTAAAGGTCGGGGCGAAGTTGCTCGCGTGGAATGCCGGTAATGCGCTCCACCTCGATGACGCGCTCGGCTGGCACGCGCCGCCATTGGCTGATCGCGCCGTGCGTGATGCCCAATTCGCGAGCAAGCCGTAGCTTTGCGCCGCGCTCATTTCCAAGGATGGTGCGAAAATCGGTCATGACTTCTTGATAGCAGCGCTAACATTGCGCGGCAAGGGAAATGTTAGGCGTGCTGCGTTTCATTTTTTGGTGTGCGAGCGATGATCAGCGCATGGGGAAAGTTCGGACAAATTTTAAGGGCGGGCATCCGCGCCACTTCATTCGTGAGTGGCGGAAGCATCGCAATTTGACATTAGAACGATTAGCTGAGCGAATTGACGTGACCCATGGCGCCCTTTCGCAGCTTGAGCGCGGCGAGACAAATTACACGCAGCCAATGTTGGAAGCTTTGGCGGATGCCCTGCAATGCACCCCAGGTGATCTAGTGACGCGCCCTCCGTCGCACGATCCTGGTCTGTGGACCATTTGGGAAAATGCAACGCCTGTCGAGCGCGAACAGATTACGAGGGTTGTTCAAGCTATGGTTATCAAGCGCGCCGCCTCCTGACTGCGTTGCGCTACGGCGCGATCCAGATCAAGCGCATCAGGACGTTTGGCCAGCCAATGGGGCGGATGCTCGTTGTCTCGGACAAGACCGGGCAGGGGGAGAGCGTCAGCATGGACGAGTATGCCGTCGTCGGATTCATGGTCGGCAAGATGACGCTGGATTGAATGGAGGGGGGGGCAAGGGGGCAGCGAGC